GCAACTCGTAATGGTAAACAATTCAAATTACCGATATATGCTGAAGTAGCTAAAAGAGTAAAAGCATTTCAAAATTCATTACCACCTGGTACAGAACAAGTTATCACAGATACAAATGATACAGGAATACATAAAAGTATAGCACAAAATACAGGTAAATCGGTTGATGTTAATTTTAAAAATTTCAATCCTAGCCCAGATAGAATAGCGACAGTAATTGCAGAAGGAAAAAAGAATGGATTAAAACTTGAATATGAGGTTGCAACTAAAGAAGAAGCTGAAGCAATTTATAAATCACAACCATCTTTAAGAGGAAGTGGACAAGTTAAAGTTGTGAAACATATTACAGCACCTCATTTTTCAGTCTATATGGCATAAACAAATCATATTTGATATTTATTATAAAAAACATTTTATTATGACACGAGACGAATTAGTACAAATAAGTAAACTAATGAAAATTTTGATTGAACGTGAAGTTCAACGAAATGTAAAGCCATTACTTTCTGAAATTAAAACTTTAAATAACAAAATTTCAAATTTATTGGCTGAACAGCATTCACAAAAACCTTTAGTGCCTAGTAAAGAAAAACAAGTTCAAAACAAGCTTAAGTTTTCAATAAATGACATTTTAGGTGAAATAACTGAATCTGTACCGAGTGAGTCGATTCAAAAGAAAACTCCTGTATTTAATACTAAAAAATCACCTTTAATGAATGTTTTTGAAGATGTTGTACCATTTGATGAAGAAGGTGAGAATGTTGAATCGGTTTTGGACTATATGGATAATCCTAGATTATCTGAAAGTAATGATCCGGTTGCTAAAGTATTGAATAAATTACAAAATACAGATTTTAAACGAACATTGGAAGTAATGGAACAATCTGCAAATAGATTTAACACTAGTCAGATGAATAGATAATGGCAGGAAGAATTTTAATAAAAAATAAATTATATCCGGAAGATTATAATAATGAAACGGGCGCTTTAGCAATAAAGTTGCCTATGAATAATTCACGAACTAAAAATCAATCTGCAGTATTTAATCAATCATACACAACTGAAGATCAGGCTGTAAGTAATTTCATCAATTTATTATTGACTAATGATGGTGAACGATTTATGCAACCTAATTTTGGTGTGGGTCTTTATTATTATGTATTTGAACAAAACGTAAGTGCATTAAATTCAATATTAGAATCAAAAATACGAGATCAGGCTGCAATTTGGTTGCCGTACATATCTATAAATGAAATAAGAATTTCTAATATGAACAATAAACTTCAAGATGAAAATTCTTTAAACATAGAAATAAATTTCAGTGTGATGCAGACGGGAGCAAATAGAACTATTACTATTTTTACAACTGCAGAACAAAACATTAATATTGAGGTTGAATAATGCCAAGAAAAACTATCACTGATAAAATAAAACGTGACATAAAATATACTAATAAAGATTTTGGTGAATTACGACAATCTTTAATAAATCACGCTAAAAATTATTTTCCACAAACATATAGTGATTTTAACGAATCGTCACCTGGTATGATGTTTATTGAAATGGCAGCATATGTAGGAGATGTGTTAAATTATTATTCAGATATTCAATTACAAGAATCATTTTTATATACAGTAAATGAACGAATAAATTTATACAATTTATCTCAAGGTTTAGGTTATAAACCTAAAACATTAGTTCCATCACAAGTTGATTTGGATATAATGCAATTACTCCCTGCAATAGGGGAAGGTTCGGAAAGTAGACCAGATTTCAATTATGCAATAACATTAGAAACTGGATTATTAGCTAGAACATCTGACAACACAATATTTAGAACAGTTCATCCTGTTGATTTTAAATATAGTAGTAGTTATGATCCTACTGAAATTTCTGTATATTCAGTACAAAATGACGGGACAATTGATTATTACTTATTGAAAAAGAAAGCGAGAGCAATTCAAGGTAGTATTATAGAAAAAACATACTCATTCACAGAACCTAAACCATATGATAAAATAGTTTTACCTGATTCAAATATAAGTGAAATTGTAAGTGTGGTTGATAGTGATGGGAATACATGGTACGAAGTTCCGTATTTAGCTCAAGATTTAGTACCAATTTCAGTGAGAAATATACCATATAATGATCCTGAATTGTCACAACATAATTCTTCAGTGCCGTATTTGTTATCGTTCAAACAGACTGAAAAACGATTCATTACTAGATTACGAAAGGACGATTTTACTGAAATTCAATTTGGTGGAGGGTTAAGTTCAGAAGCAGATGAAGATATAATACCAAATCCGTATAATGTGGGAATAGGGCTGGACTATTTTAATCGAGTTGAAGATGTTAGTATCGATCCGATGAATTTTTTATATTCAAAAACTTATGGGTCAGCACCTTCAAATACAACATTGACAGTTAAATATTTAGTTTCAAACGGATTAGCTGGTAATGTTGCTGCAAATACAATAACTACAATTGATTCCTATGTGTCACTCCCACAAATATCAAATGTTAATACTACATTATATTCACAAATTTTAAACTCATTAACTGTCAATAACCCAGAATCATCATATGGTGGACTGAATAAACGACCATTAGAGGTTATCAGAGAAGAAGCGATAGCAAATTTTGCAGCTCAAAATAGAGCAGTCACTAAAGAAGATTATATTTTACGATGCTACACAATGCCAGATAGATTTGGTGCAATTGCTAAAGCTTATGTTGAACAAGATATACAAATAAGTAGTTGGAATTCGTTTGATAGGATACCTAATCCTTATGCATTGAATTTATACATTTTAGCATATGATGGTAATGGTAATTTTGCAACTGCAAATAGAGCGCTTAAAGAAAATTTGCGTCAATATTTACGACAATATAAAATGATGACTGACGCTATAAATATTAAAGATCCTTATATTATTAATATTGGTATAAATTATGATTTAGTAACTAGACCTAGTTATAATAGTTATGAAGTTTTATTGAGATGTAATGAACGATTGATTGAATTACTCAAAAATGAAAATATGGAAATTGGTGCACCAATTCAATTATCTACATTGATGGTTGAATTGGACAAACTTGAAGGTGTGCAGTCAATTCAAAATATAGAAATTGTAAATTTATACGATTCAAACCAAGGATATTCAGGAAATGTTTATTCAGTTGAAGAGGCTACTAGAAATGGTATTTTGTATCCTAGTATGGATCCTTGTGTATTCGAAATAAAATATCCTAAATCTGATATTAAGGGAAGAGTAATAGATTTATAAAATTGTCACAATTTAATATTTATTATAAAATGAGGAAATTGTGTACAAAATATTATATCCAAAAATTGATTCTACTATATATGAATTGCATCCATATAGGAATGCTGGTGTAGATCAAATACTTGAGTTAACTAAATACGCAATAGGCGAAGAATATGATGATGTAACAGATCCACTTGCTTCATGGGGAGACACATACAATTCAAGAATATTAATTCAATTTGATTTAACAAATCTGCAAAATGAAATACAATCTGGTAATGTTGATACTGGATCAGCTCAATATTATTTGAAATTGTATTCGACTGAAGCTACATCATTACAGACTGAGTACACATTATATTCGTATCCGTTATCACAACCATGGAAAAATGGTAATGGTAATTATAATGATGAACAAGAAATACGAAATGGGGTTTCATGGTATTATAGGAACACATATGGTTCAGGTACATGGGATAGTGGTTCAGGTTCAATGTTATATATGACAAACTCCGGTGGTGGTACATGGAATCAAAATTATGCAGCAAGTCAATCATTTTCATATGAGTCACCTGATGTAAGGATGAACATAACTCCTATTGTACGAGCATGGTTATCAGGTTCAATTTCTAATAATGGGTTAATATTAAAACATTCAGCAACTGCTGAATCAGATGATTTGATTTATGGGTCAATAAAATTTTTTAGTAAAGATACTCATACAATATATTTACCAACTTTACAAGTTTTATGGAATAGTGACAATGGGTATACT